GAATGTGATCTTTGAGAGTGGCACAGGTGAGCAGGTTGAGAAGAAAGCTAGGTCGGGTGAAGCTGGTTCAGTTGAGCCGATAGATGAAAACACCCCTGTCGAGAACTTGAAGTTGGTTGATCAAAGATATGCATACCATCCTGATCCAAACAAGCTGCGGATGCCAGATGGTCAGATAGTAGATTTCGTGGTGGCGAAATAGGGAAGATTGATAAGTCTAAGATGAAATGCAACAAGCCCCGCCGCACACCAGACGGGCCTAAGAAGTTTGTTGTTAAGGCATGTGAAGACGGGGAAGAAAAGATTATTCGCTACGGCGACCCCAAGATGACCATCAAAAAGTCCAACCCTAAACGCCGTAAATCCTTCCGTGCCCGCCACAAGTGCAGCACGGCTAAATCTAAACTAACGGCCCGTTATTGGTCATGTAAGAATTGGTGATCTGATGGCTGCTAAGAAGAAAACAAAGAAGGATGCTTGCTACAAAAAGGTGTCTAGAGCGATGCCACAGAATTCTGCTTACCGCAGCGGGCATATGGTTAAGTGCCGCAAGGTTGGGGCAAAGAACTATAACATAGGCGGTAAGAAAAGTGGCAGCAAAAAAAAGTAGTACCAGTGGTGGCCTGAAGAAGTGGTTCGGGCAGAACAATGGTAAGGGTTGGGTAAATTGTAAGACAGGCGGCCCTTGTGGGCGCAAGTCAAAGAAGAGCGGTGGTTCTTATCCTGCGTGTAGGCCTACTATGGCGCAGTGCAAAACCAAAGCAGGAAAAGCCGCTACCAAAAAAAAGACTTCTTCTAAGAAGGTAAATTGGAAGCCGAAAGGGAAGAAGAAATGACGGATGAACGCCTCACAAGAATTGAGGACAAATTGGACAAACTCTCACATGCAGTCGTAACTCTAGCCAGAATGGAAGAGCGTATGATTACTGTGTTTAAACGTATGGACAATATCGATGATCAGCAAAAGGCGATGTGGGATCGGATCGTTAAGTTAGACCAGCTTACTGCGTCTAGAGGCCATAAGTTACAGTTCTTTGAACGGATCTGGTGGATTGTATTCACAGCATCTGTAGGGGCTGGGTTTGTCTATATGAGGACGATGGGATGATGGAAGTAGAGAAGAAATATACTGAGAAGCAATTAGCATTCTTGGACGCCCTGATGGGTGAGGCACGGGGTAATATACGCCATGCTATGGACGCTGCAGGATATTCTAAATCCACGGCGATTAAAGAAGTGGTTAGCGGTCTTCGGGATGAGATCATTGACCAAGCTTCTATGATGTTGGCTTTGAATGCACCAAAGGCAGCATATGGAATTGTAGATGTTCTGGATGACCCTTCAGCGCTGGGCGCACGGAACTCAATATCAGCGGCTAGAGAAATCTTAGATCGCACGGGGCTAGTGAAAAAAGAACAGGTACAAGTCGAAACTAAAGGCGGCGGTATGTTTGTTCTACCCCCGAAACAGAATGACGTGGAATACTAAGACACGGCCCAACCGTACTGCTAGAATACCTTATGCGTATATGGCGGATGAGAATGACCCAATTGTCCTGCTACCCAATCCTGAAATGGTACAATGGGTGGAGCAGGCCTTTGATCATCTAGAAGAAGGTTACAGCACTCGCAAGGTAGCTGAGTGGTTAACGGAGAAGGCAGGGCGAAAGCTATCACACCAAGGGTTAAAGAACCTATGGAAAGATCACCGCCCTGACAGTAAGCGGCTAAAGCAGCTAACAAAAGCTCTTAAGAAGAAGCACCCAAAGACCAAAGAAGAAAAGGAACTGGCTGCTATCCGTCGTAAGATGTCTGACACCAAGCGTGTCCATACTATGATGGAAAAGAAACTAGCGGAGAAGTTGCCTGAAGAAGAGCAGGAAACCATCTCAGAGACGCTAGACTTCGGTTCTATTCAGCAACAGAACAATGAGGTAATATTTGCACCAAATGAAGGGCCGCAGACGGAATTTCTCGCAGCATCAGAGAGAGAAGTCTTATTCGGCGGGAGCGCAGGCGGCGGAAAAAGCTTTGCCTTACTCGCAGATCCCATGCGATATTTTGGTCACCCTGCTTTCAACGGACTCATCCTTAGAAGGACAAACGATGAACTCCGTGAACTTGTTTGGAAGAGTCAGGAACTGTATCCGAAAGCGTACAAGGGAGCGAAATGGGCGGAGAAGAAAAGCCAATGGACTTTCCCATCAGGTGCAAGATTATGGATGACCTATCTTGAGCGGGACGAAGATGTTCTGCGTTACCAAGGTCAGGCCTTTAGCTACATAGCTTTTGACGAACTTACCCAATACCCAACACCCTTTGCTTGGAATTACATGAGATCACGGCTTCGGACTACAGATCCTGATATGCCAATCTACATGCGGGCAACCACAAACCCAGGTTCTGCAGGACATGCATGGGTTAAAAAAATGTTTATTGACCCTGCACCTGCCAACAGAAAGTTTGTTGCAACAGATGTGGAGACAGGAAAGAAGCTTGTTTATCCTGAAGGACATGAGAAGGCAGGCGAACCTTTATTCTACCGTAAGTTTATACCTGCAACTCTGAAGGATAATCCTTACCTGATGGAAGGCGGGCAGTACGAAGCCAACCTTTTATCTCTACCAGAGATGCAGAGACGCCAGTTACTGGAAGGCGATTGGAATATTGCTGAGGGTGCTGCGTTTCCTGAGTTTAAGACAGGGGTTCATACCTGTGAGCCTTTCGATATTCCAAAGGATTGGCGGCGTTTTCGCTCATGTGACTATGGGTATAGCAGTTACAGCGCTGTACATTGGTATGCAATCGATCCCAGCTACGAAACTCTCTACGTGTACAGAGAGTTGTACCTGTCTAAGCATACGGGCAAAGATCTCGGACGTGCTGTTATGGATGCAGAGATCGGAGAATCCATACAATACGGTATGCTTGATAGCTCCTGTTGGCATAACCGAGGGCAGATTGGCCCCAGTATTGCCGAAGAAATGATTTCTATGGGATGCAGATGGCGTCCCAGTGATAGAACCGCTGGCGCAAGGGTGGCAGGGAAGAACCAACTACACCAACGGCTGAAAGTAGATGAAGAGACAGACCTTGCTGGTCTTATATTCTTCAATACCTGCAGACAGATTATAGCGGATCTGCCTGTAATACCTTCAGACCCAAAGGGTACGGACGATATCGATCCTAGATATGCTTCGGATCACGCTTACGACAGCCTTAGATACGGCCTTATGAGCCGCCCTAGAGCAGTCTCGCCCTTCGATTGGGGACAAGGCGTACCACAATACCAACACCGCCCTGCAGACGCAATATTTGGATACTAAAACATGGCTTTAATGGATAAACCTACTGATCTTCAGCCCGAAAATGCTACTGAAATGGACTCAGTGGTTGCTTTGGAAGAGGATGGAAACATTGAAGAGGAAAATGCAGAGTATTCTGGCGTTGTTTCCTTCATAGAAACCCAATTCCAACGCTCTAAAGATCGTAGATTGACGGATGAAAACCGTTGGCTAGAGGCATACCGCAATTATAGGGGTTTATATGGCCCTGACGTGCAGTTTACGTCCACAGAGAAGTCAAAAGCTTTCATTAAAGTCACAAAAACAAAGGTTTTAGCTGCGTATGCACAGGTTGTAGACGTATTATTTGCAGGATCTAAGTTTCCAGTAGGTCTAGAGCCACGACGCTACCCAAATAACGTCTCTGATGCCGTTTCTTTTGATCCTAATGAGCTAACCAGCGAGAAAATACAGGATAAAGTAGGTGTAGACTACAAACCTAAGACTTCTATCGCCCGTCCTGACATTGCAAAGGATTTAGGTGTCTACAAAGACATGCTGAAGCCTATTGAGGACGAATTACAGGATAAAGCAGGTACAAATACTGGTTCCATCACCTTTGAACCCGCACGTCGGGCCGCTCAAATGATGGAAAAGAAGATGCATGACCAGCTTGAGGAAAGTAATGCCTCTAAACACCTCAGATCAGTGGCATTTGAGACATGTTTGTTTGGTACAGGCGTTATAAAAGGGCCTTTTGCCCATGATAAAGAATATCCACGCTGGGATGACGATGGTAACTATGACCCCCTATATGAGACTATTCCGAAGGTAGAATACGTCAGTATATGGGATTTTTACCCTGATCCTGATGCCAGAAACATGTCTGAGGCGGAATTTACCGTACAGAGACACCGTTTAAACCGTTCTCAGATGAGAGCATTGAAAAAACGCCCGCACTTCCGTGAAGAGAGCATAGAAGCAGCTATAGACTATGGTGCAAGCTATGTGCGTGAATACTGGGAAGATACCCTAGAAGATAACGCCAATACAGGCTCAGTAGAGCGCTTTGAGGTTATGGAATACTGGGGCATCCTAGATGCGGAGTTAGCAGAAGAAGCTGACATTGAAATCCCCTCAGAATATGAAGATCGTGATGAGATTCAGGTTAACGCTTGGGTGTGCAACGGTCAGATCTTACGCCTTGTTCTTAACCCCTTCACGCCTATGTGCATCCCGTATCATTCCGTACCATATGAGCTTTCACCGTATAGCTTCTTCGGTATTGGTGTTGCGGAGAATATGGAAGACAGCCAACTTCTTATGAATGGCTTTATGCGGATGGGGGTAGACAACTCTGCACTAAGCGGAAATCTACTTATAGAGGTGGACGAAACGAACTTAGTCCCAGGCCAAGATATGGAAATATACCCTGGCCGTGTGTTCCGCAGGCAGGCAGGTAGCCCAGGACAGAGCATCTTCGGAACCAAGTTCCCTAACGTCAGCCAAGAGCTTATGATGATGTTTGATAAAGCACGTCAATTAGCAGATGAGGCAACAGGAATCCCGTCCTACAGTCACGGACAAGGGGGAGTAACAGGGGTAGGCCGTACCGCCGCTGGTATGTCCATGCTGATGGGTGCAGCCGCACAGAATATTAAGGCTGTAGTGCGTAACATCGATGACTACCTCTTATCACCTCTTGGAAGAGCGCTATTCAGCTTTAACATGCAATTTAACTTCGACAAGGATATCGCCAAAGGTGATCTAGAAGTTAAGGCTCGTGGTACAGAAAGCTTGATGCGGAATGAGATCCGTAGCCAGCGATTGATACAGTTTATGCAAATGGCACAAAACCCTGCCATGCAGCCGTTTGTTAAGTACGATTACATCTTACGGGAACTGGCAGCTTCTATGGATCTGGATGAAGATAAGATCCTGAACGATCAACGTGAAGCAGCTATCCAAGCTAAAATGATGGCGGAAATACAGGCCTTGATGCCTCAACCGCCACAAGGGCAACAGCCACCACAAGGCGGCGCACCAAGCCCTGATGATCCAACTGGTACAGGTGGGGGCAACATAGCTCCAGGCAATGCACCAGAGCCTAACGCAGAAGGCTTCACAGGCGCAGGTGGGGGAGCGAATGGGGGGAACCAACCGCAACCGCAACAGGCCCCACAACAAGGCCCCCAACAACCCGCAGGTTAAATGGACAAATTATTCTACCGCAGCCTTCTGATGCTAGTGAATGACAAGGATCAGATGGAAAGACTAGAGGAGTACGTCGCAGAACGTATTCGTCATCACAGAGATAACTTGGAAAAGCAGAAGGATATGAACCGTATCCTAGAGGCCCAAGGTGCAATCTTAGAACTCAAGCGTTTTAAAACACTTCGGGATGAAGTGATCAAAGGAGCAGAGTAGTGGCCCTTAGCGATTTATCCGACGCCCGCAAGGGTATCACCACACAGGAAGGCAAGAAGATGGCTGATAAGAAATTTCAACTAGATCAGAAAGATGCCGACTTGGACGGCGACGGAAAACTGTCGAAGTACGAAGAAACTCGTGGCGAAGCTGTTCAGCAAGCTATGGCAGATGATCCAGAGCAGGATGATAAAGGCATGGCCTGCGGCGGTATGATGGAGCCAATGTACGATGAGGTTTCAGGTAACGAGATCCCTATCGGATCCACCGCCGAAAATGTCCGTGATGATATCGACATTGCAATTAGCGAAGGTGAGTATGTCTTACCTGCGGATGTCGTTAAATGGCACGGCCTAAAGCATATTATGGAGATGCAAGACGAAGCCAAGATGGGGCTTATGGGAATGGCGATGGAAGGCCTGATCCAGTACGTCGAGGATGAAGAAGCATCAGGAGTTGTAGAGTGCCCTGCCTGTGAAGGTAAAGGCTGCGAACACTGCAACGACACAGGTTACCACAGCGAAGACGATAGTGAAGAAGTCGAAGATGCAGAAGAGGCATCTGAAGACACTGCAGATGTGCCTGAAGAGGACATCGAAGTAGAGTATCCCGCCGTAGAGGTTGAGGATGAATTGGGCGAAGAAGGTACTGAGGAGGAGTATCCTGAAACGTCTGTATTGCCTGGGATGATGAAGAAAACCAAATTCGCATTCATATCCTAGGAATGGGCCACCTTCACTCAGTGAAGCCCCCAAGGAGTAAATAATGGCTAAATATAAAAGAGCAGACAGCTTAGACGAAGATACAACCTACAGCCAAGAGATGGCTAAGGAACAGCCGAAGGCAGAGCCTCGGTCTGCGGATCCTAACGAAGCTACTTATCAAAAACGATATGGTGATCTGCGTCGGCACACTCAGAACCAGTTGTCAGAAAAAGATCGACAGCTTGCTGAGATGAAAGCACAGCTAGATGCTGCGGCTAAAGGCCAAATCAAATTCCCGAAGTCGGATGAAGAGATAGACCAGTGGACTAAGAAGTACCCCGATGTCGCCAACATCGTTGATACTATTGCCCGTAAACGTGCGAATGAAGCACTGGAAGAGGGTGAGAAGCGTCTACAAGGTCTTAAAGATCTAGAGCATAAGCTTACTCGCAAAGAAGCAGAGCAGCGGCTTATGAAGTTACACCCTGACTTTAACAAAATCCGTGCTTCTAAAGACTTCCATGAATGGGTGGCCCTACAGCCTACTTATATTCAGGATGCTCTCTATAAGAATAACTCTGATGCACAAGCTGCAGGACGGGCTATTGATCTGTACAAGGCCGATAAAGGCAAGCGCAGAAGCCCTAAATCCGCAGCGGAGTCTGTAGGTCGCACAACATCATCTGCACCTACAGCAAATGCAAAAGGTACTTGGCGTGAAAGTCAGGTTAACAAACTGTCTGATGATGAGTTCGAGAAGAACCAAGATGACATCATGGCAGCAATGCGCTCTGGTAAGTTTATCTACGATATGACGGGCGCTGCACGATAATAAAGTGGCGGAACTATACAAATAGTTATTGACGTATTTTAAAATACCTGTATCCTAGGGCTGTCCCTGAGGGGCAGGTATATACTACTAGCTATTGCTTTAGTACCGCCACCATGCTATAATGATCATATTAGGAAAACCTATTCCTTAATAGGTCATTTCACTAAAGGCTATAGGCCCTTCCATACGGAAGCTACCCTACAAGCTTTAAAACCCCCAGAAGAATAAAGACGAATAGTCCACCAGTATAGTCTGGCCTGTAGCTTATGCTGCACCACCCAGAACTTAATACTGCCACTTAACAGTCCCCTTCTGATCTGACTGCTCCACTAAGGAGCTTTGCCATTTCAAAGGAGAAACTATTATGGCATTCGCAAAAGCCAATGGCTATACCAACTTAAACTCAGGGAACTTCAGCCCTGTAATTTACAGCAAACTTGTACAGAAGGCTTTCCGCAAGAGTTCTGTTGTAGAAGATGTAACTAACACAGATTATGCTTCTGAGATCGCAAACATGGGCGATTCAGTGAAGATTATCAAAGAGCCAGATATCACAATCAATACTTACGCTCGTGGTACTACTCTTGCAACACAAGACTTGACCGATGCCGACTTCACGATGGTTATCGATCAGGCCAACTACTTCCAATTCGCAATCGACGATATTGAAGAAGCGCACTCACATGTAAACTTTATGGATCTGGCAACAGACCGTGCAGGTTACCGTTTGCGTGACACCTTCGATTCTGAAGTTCTCGGCTACATGGCTGGCTGGGAAGGCGGAGCAGGTTCATGGGCACGTCGTACTGCAACTAACGGCACAAAAGCTGATAGCACCGCAGGAGCGGACGAGCTTTTGGACTCGAACCAACTAGACATTACTAACTTCGGTGGTTCTGATCTTGGTGTGGCAGGTGAAGTAACATCTATTCCAATCGCTGCAGGCGGTGGAGCAGGTGGTATCACTTCACCTTTAGCGGTTATGAACCGTATTGCACGTCAAATGGATCAGGCCAATGTTGATACTGATGGTCGTTGGATCGTAGTAGACAGTGTTTTCGCAGAAATCCTGATGGATGAAGACAGCAAGCTCATCAACGCAGACTTCGGTGGCGGCGATGAAATGCGTAACGGACGTATGCCAGGAACTATTCGTGGCTTCCGTGTCTACAAATCCAACAACCTACCTTACTTAGGTACAGGTTCAGGTACTGCAGCCTCTGCAGGTTCCGAAACTAACTTCGGAGTTCTGTTGGCTGGACACGATAGTGCTGGTGCAACCGCCGAGCAAATCGCAAAAACTGAGAGCTTCCGCTCACCAGATACCTTTGCAGATATTGTTCGTGGGATGCAGCTTTATGGCCGCAAAATCTTGCGCCCAGAAGCGTTGTTCACAGCGAACTATAACTTAGCCTAACGGCTTACAGGGGCTGGCCCAGCGCTGGCCCCTAACCTTTATCATAGGGTATCCTGATGCCATCCACGTATCTTGAATTATGTAACCAAACATTACGTCGCCTCAATGAAG